GCTTGCAAAGCGTTATCCTGATGGAACCTTTGATGCTTACTACTCTGAAAACCGCGCCTCTAACGACCGATGAACATTACTATCAAAACCCCTGCTGGTGAAGAACAAACCTTTGAATGTGCAGACGACCAGTACATTCTGGATGCTGCTGAAGAAGCAGGTATTGATCTTCCTTATTCCTGCCGCGCTGGTGCCTGCTCTACATGTGCTGGCAAAATTGTGAGTGGTACAGTTGACCAGTCTGACCAGAGTTTCCTGGACGACGACCAAATCGAAGCAGGATTTGTGCTTACCTGTGTTGCATATCCCACCTCTGACGTAACTATTCTTACTGAACAAGAAGATGCTCTATACTGAAGAAGCACTCGTCGAAGCAGTTGCTGCTCTTGGATGGGACGTTCGTAACGATGACATCCATGTAGAGATTGGTGGCACTTCAGTCTATGAGATTGATGGTGCTGGTACTAAGTGGGCACCTGTCAAAGGCACCCGCAAGTATAACAAGGATGCGTTCATTGTAATCAAGAACCGCTCCCGTGATCCTGTTGTCCCATCACAAGCACCTAAGAATGAAGACTAGATTTATCCTATTCACCAAGGACAGTTGTGGTCCTTGTGGTCTCGTCAAGCGATACTTCAATAGCATCAAAGACGAGCGTACCAGTATCATTGAGGAAGTTCATCTTGAGGACTTCAGTGATGAACCAATTCCAGAAGAGAACCTTGCTCTTGCTAAAAGGTATGGTGTGACTGCTACTCCTGTTCTCATTGTCGTTGATGAGAACGAAGAACTGCTTGAGACCTACTCAAGTGGTATGCCAATCACTCAGAACATTCGTAAGTTGTTTGACAAGTATGGAGTTACTTGATAACTTTCTTCCTCCCGAAGAGTTTCGTGCATTCCAAGAAAATATCATGGGACAATTGTTCCCATGGTTTTTCAATGAGTATACTTTAAGTCCTAATGGAGACTACTTTGATGAGGACAAAGATAGTTTTCAGTTTACTCACATGATGTACAAACAAAACCGTGGCGTTGTTAGTGAAACTTACAACCTCACAATTCCTATCCTCAGGGCATTGGGTGCTTCTAATCTCTTGATTAGAATGAAAGCAAATTTAAACCCAAGAGAAGCAGAAAACAAAATTCTAGGAAACTTTCATGTAGATGTTCCTTACCCCAACACAAAGACCGCAATCTTTTATTGCAACACCAATAATGGTTATACAGAATTTGAAAGTGGGGAAAAGGTTTCTTCTGTTGCGAATAGAATGGTAATCTTCGATAGTAACATTATGCACGTTGGTTACACTTGTACAGACGCCAAGACTAGAGTTGTACTCAATATTAACTACCTCCCCTCTAAATAATTAGACGGGAGGTTTTTTCATGACAGCACTTACGTGGTCACACTTAAACAGGAGTGGCAGATACGAGAATAACCTAAGAGAAATCCATAGGAAGGTTGTTGCTGGATCACCATTGACAACTACTGATGGTGAGTATTTTGTGTTCGATGAAATTGAATTCAAAGTACCCAGGAGAGATCCAGTAGCAATCAATATTAGTAAACTTAGTGAGGATGCCTTTGTTGCTGCAGCGAAAGCACAAGCTCCTGACTTTATGAAAAATGTCAGTGTCAATTTTAAAAAAGGTAACCTTGTTCTAGGATCTGGTAAGGTACATAAAGGTGTTGAGTTTGGTGGTAAACCACCAGCGGGTCAGCAACTCACAGCAAGGTGGGGTAGACTTGCAGAACTTACTGAATTGTTGGATAGTACGTATGAGTTGAACATGCCTAGCACCCAGGAGATGGGTGAGTTGCATTTCATTAATGATATGAACACTGCAATTGCTGATGCTATTCAGAAAGAACTTGATAACCCTAGGTCTCAGATGGACAAGACATGCCCATCTCTGACAATCAAGATGGGTAAGCACAAGTTCGAGCACATTGTGGGTGTCAATAAAGTAAGTGGCACACCTAAGGCAGACCTTGCACTGGTGGCATGTCATAATAATAAACTAGTCAACGTTGGGTTCATCTCACACAAGATGGGAAACCAAGCAAAGGACTTTGGTCAGTGGTCTGGTGTTACCAGGGGCAGTGCTGGCACTGAGATTGGAGACCATCCTGAGGTTACTGCATTTGTTGAGGCTGTTAGAAACTATACTAGTACCAATACTAGTTGGGCGCAGGTTAGTGGATTTGCTGCTAGACGTGACATCAATGATAATAACCTGAAAATGTATTCTCTGTATGGACCTGACTATGGAAAGCAGTTTGGTGAGCAGAACGTTCACGTTCTATTTCAAGGAACTCCTAAACTGACAAAGAGAGCAGGATACTATGTTATGGATGCTGATCATGTTCATAACAATGGAGATAATATGACTGGCGATTATATCCCATCCCTTATGGCAATCAAGAAGGGATCGTGGGAAAAGATTATTGATCCTACTGCCAGGGGTGTTAGGAGTGACTTTGGTATTCGTGGTATGAGATTGTCAATCTACCCACAAGGCGGAAGGAGGGTTACTCACACAGTATAATGGCAAACGTAAAGCAACTAAAACACTTAGAACACCTGGAAGATGAGATGCTAAACTATGGCATCGATGGGTGTATGGCAGCGGTTTCTTTTCTCAAGGAACTGAAGAAGATGCTTGGACACCAAGAGAATAGTGGTTTCATGCAAACCAAGTGGGACGGTGCCCCTTCTGTTATCTGTGGTACAGACCCTGCTACAGGTCAATTCTTTGTTGGTACAAAGTCTGTCTTCAATAAGACTGAACCAAAGATCTGTTACACAGAAGAATATGTTGATGGATATTACAGTGGTGACCTTGCAGAAAAACTGAAGTTTTCTCTACGTTACTTCAAAGACCTGGGTATCAAAGGTGTTATCCAAGGTGATCTTCTTTTTACATCTGATATTAAAAGAGAAACAATTGATGGCGAGCAACTCTACACATTCAGACCCAATACAATTACTTACGGTATACCCATTGACCATCCGATTGGGAAAGCAGCGAGTAGAGCGAAGATTGGTGTGGTATTTCATACCCATTACACTGGTGATGTGCTAGCAACAATGCAAGCAAAAGCAGGTGCTAATGTAGATGGTTCTCAAGACGTGTTGGTAGTAAAGAATGATACACCCATGCACCGCGTTGGGTTTTCTAATACCGAGATGGCACAATTTGATCGTTACATTCAAAAAATTGAACGCATGTGTCAGATCTGCGGTGACTTTCTTGATGAATTAGTTGGTGCAAGTGGTAGCACTGGTGATGCAAAGTTTCACATCTCTACTTACCTGAAGCAGTTCTTCAATAATGAAATTAAGAATGCCAGAAGTATCGGTAATATTGATGAGGCACTGTATGATCTAGCAAATTTCTATCACGAGAAGATGAGCAAGGAACTTGCAAAGATTAAGACGGTTGCCAACCTTACTAAGAAACGTAATCTTGTTTATCAGAGTGAAAACTACCTTGTAGATAATGTATACAAGTTCAAAGCAATGCTGACTTTGTACAAAGAACTACAGGCAGTCAAGCAAATGGTTATAGATAAACTAGACCACCTTGAAGAGTTCAGGACTTATGTCCAGACAGAGAAAGGATATAAGGTCACAACTCCAGAAGGTTATGTTCTCCATAAAGATGGCAGCATGATCAAGTTTGTCAATCGCCTGGAGTTTGCTTACAACAACTTTACTCTGCAGAAGCAATGGCGTTAGACGGAAAGGTTTGCTACTTTACATTTGGTAGGTTTCAACCACCAACAACAGGTCACAAAGATAACTTTGATGGCGTGAAACGTGCTGCTGGTCAGCATGACTATCGCATCTACATTTCCCAGACTGTTGATAAAAAAGGTAGTAATCCCCTCCTCCCTGATAGGAAATTATTTTACATGAATAAAATGTTTCCCGAACATCGTGGTAAAATATTCTCAGGACCTAAACAACCTGTCGCTATTCTGCAAGATCTTATGATGGCAGGATACGATGAGGTTGTTTTTTTAGTGGGATCTGATAGGGTTTCTGCCATGCAGTTCCTCCATAAATACAACGGAAAAGATTTTTCGTTTAGAAAGATCGAGATCAAGTCTTCTGGAAGCAGAGATGCTGACGGGGACACTTTTGCTATATCTGGAACGAAGATGAGAAGGGCAGCATTTGCTGGAGACTTCAAAACATTTCGTTCTGGTATTCCTAGAGCATTAAATGATAATGATTGTCGCGCTCTGATGAATGAGATCGTGGCAAATTTGCCTAAAAATTTCAAATGAAAGATTTCAAGAAACTACGAGAAGAAGCACTGCGTCAGCAACAAAGACAGCAGGAAGTATTCAAAGAAGGTGATGCTGTTATGTCCGCTCGTACAGGAGATAAAGGACACATCCATAGAGTTGGTGGTAACTATGCTATAGTTATTGCTGAAGAGGGACATATGTTCCGTGAGTGGATAAAGAACATTAGATCTATAAATAATACGAGAAGAACGTCCCTACTAAACGATGAAATATCAGAAGCCAATTAATAACGTCAATGCAAATGACGAGTTTTCGTCTGGGTTGATGGAAGCATATGGTAAGTGGATGGGAGGCGACTGCTTCCAGAACTCTGCTCCTGTAGATCTCAATCTATCTGAAGCACCATTTGATGGCATGACACCTCAGTCCAACGGTGCTGAGATTGAAGACACCACCAAGCGTAAGAAAGAAGCAAAGAAAGGTGCTTACGTTGGACAAGAAGCTGCTCCTAAGAATGAGGAGTATGAAGTTCTTGAGCGTGAAGAGTATGAAATTGATGGTGAGACCTGGGTTCTAGAGAAGCGTCTCTATGCTGTAGAAGGTAGCATGGAAACTGCACGTAAGAACGTTGGTGCATCTACTTGCTGGAAAGGATACAAAGCAGCAGGCACTAAGAAGAAAGGTGGCAAGACAGTTCCTAACTGTGTAAAAGCAGGTGATGAAGTAACTCACGAGGGTGAAGAACTCGAAGAGAAGAAGGGTCTCTATGCAAACATCCATGCCAAGAGAAAGCGTGGTGAAGCACCTGCAAAACCAGGCAGTGAAGACTATCCTGCAAAGGATGCATTCAAGAAGTCTGCTAAGACTGCTAAGAAAGAAGAGGTTGAACTAACTGAGAAGAAACTAGATCCAGTTGGTAAGGCAGATGCTGACATCGATAACGATGGTGATGTAGATAAGTCTGACAAGTATCTACATGCACGTCGTAAGAAGGTCACTAAGATCATTGCAATGAAGAAAAAGAAATGAAATCATTCAAACAGTTCCGAGAGGAGTGTGGATGCGATAAGAAAGAACGTAAGGCAAAGTCAAAAAAGAAAGAAGGCAATGTCGAAGTAATGCCTAACATCCCTGACGGGAAGAAAGGCATGACCACCAACGTTAATAATGAGAGTGTATTCGCTGGTAACTATCAGGGTCCTCTCTATGCTCCACACCCAGATCTAGTTAAGGAGGTTGCACCTCCTGGAAAAAAGTATGAGCGGATGGTAAAGCATATCAAGAAAGGATATGCTAAAGATGGCAAACTGTCCGACGATGAAAAGTCCATCGCTTATGCTACCGCGTGGAAACATAAGAACAAGAAAGAATCATTTGAAGCGGGTGTTCAAAAAGCACGCCGTGATCACAGGTCTGGCACACTACTAACCTTTAAACAGTTCGTTGCTAAACTAGCTGACATTTTAGACGAGTGGGAGAAATAAATAGTTCTTGCACTATGTTGTAAGATCATGCTCGCTTTTCTACTCCCACTAGCATCCAAAATTATTTCTGATGCTGTTGCTAAGCTTCCTGACGATGAGGAACTTGGTGAGAAGTTGGTTGAAATCTGCCTAGTCATTCTTGGCAAAGCAGTTAAACTAACTAAGACTGACATGGATGATAAACTCCTTGCGGTTGTTGAACAAGCAATCCAGAAGCGCGAAGAAGCCTGAGATATAAATAAATCTTAGATATTAATAACTATCGGAGCACACGTCAATGTCCCTTTACGGAAGAACTGACAGCAATGCAAACAAAACCAAAGCTGGTGTGGGCATTGCGGCGTCAGCACAAGCAAAAACTGTCCTTTATATTGATGAAACTGAGGCAGCACTAGAAGCAAACAAGGAGCGTGGTCTAAACGCTCCTGGTTGGTGGTCTTATTTCACCTACACTGATAGCTCGGGTGCTACTCGCCATAAGGCAGAGCAACTAGTTTTCATTGCAGGTGGCGATACCAACGCTAATGAGACTCAGGCAGACGATGCACAGGCAGCAGACGTTGCAGTAACCATCGCTATCGGCACACAACCAGCAGATACTGCTGTTGCAGTTGGTGCTCAACTTGATCTTACTGTCGTCGCAACTGGTACTCCTCCTGGAGATGCTTCTCTCCTTACTTTCCAGTGGCAGAAGAAGTCTGGCAACAGATATGCCAATATCTCTGGTGCTACAGCAGCAACATTCACTGTTGCTACTTATGCAGCAACTGACGCGGGTACATATCGTGTCAAGATTAACTCCAGCAATGGTGCTAAGGAAGTCATTTCCGATGCTGCTGTTGTAACAACCTCATGATCTAAATGAATTTTGATGAATTGACACCAGACAACTGGTTATTTTTTGCTATTCAAAATTATAATAACCCGTCGTCCGTTACTTATTCAGACTTTGAAGAAGACTTAAAGAGATTTAAGT